CTTACGCTATCAACGTTGAACCCAAGTGGATCCAGGATGCAGTCAGCACAGAGTTCCGGCATGAAGTGCTCAATGGAGCTAGTGCGTTCCGTCCGCTTGAAAGCTATGCTGCACGTGACAATGTAGTCATGGTGCATAAGCGCATCCCAGTTGCAGATGGCCAACCTGAGTTTGCTACTGGCTTGCTGGCGTATCAATATCGGAAACAGCTGGCAATCCAACATTCGGACACAGTAGCCACTGCAGTCCTGGGAGCCGATGCACCCAAATTTTTAGACATTGTTCCGGCAGAACTTCGTGGTCAGTTTGATGCCACTGGTGCAGGTCCGTCTGGCTTCGGAGCTAGCAATGCTGGTTATCAAGATCCTGCCCGTCTCTGGGCGCAAGATGTTGGCCGTGCTACCAAGCTCACGCAAGACAATCGGCGGAATGCAGCGCTCGATGCCTTGCAGCCTACCATTGCCAAGATGATCAGTGATGGCAACATCGAGGTTGGCGTCATGCTGCAGCGCTTGCGAGTTGCTGATCGCCCGATGGCATTGCTTCCTGGCAAGATCGTGGATCATGAATCCTACAAAGAGTACAAGAAGCTAGCAGCCAAAGTAGCTGCAGGAGAAGCGTCGCCTGAAGCACTGACAACTTTCAAGTTTGCGCAGGATCTTGCAATCAAGCCTGAAACTGAAGCATTCTTCAAAGCCTATCATGAAGGCCACCAGAAATGGTTGGCAGATCATGATGCGCTGGCCGCTGCCTCAGGACGTGTGAATCATTGGAATCCCGATGTTCTCTACCTGCCGCCGATTGATACCAAGCGAGTACCTTTCTTTGCATTCGTGCGGGCTCAGGAAGGGCGAGTATTCTCAACCTCTGAAGTCACAATGGTCACTGCTCGGTCAGCTGACGAACTGAGAGACTTAACAAACAAAATTCGTGCTGAGCCTTCTGATCTGCAGGTCATCTTCAAAGAGGACGTTGAACTCTTCAAGAAAGCTCAAGGCGATTATCAATTTGCCAAGGGCCTCAATGCACCCAGTATCGATCCTCTCCTGCGCAAGAAGGGTCACCTAGGTAACTTTGTTCCGACGCTCGATCCGAAAGCAGTAGCAGAAGAATTCATTTCTTTTGTCGCACGCCGGGAGGATGAGCTGGTGCGCAGTGCAGTGCAGGTCAAATACGGACAGACCTTTGCCGAGCTCGATTGGCTGAGCAAGGAATACACTCGGGCTGAGAAGTCTAAGTTTGGATTCATTGGCAAGATTCAGACTCGGGAGATTGTTGATCCATTCGGAGATTATCAGCGCCTGGCTCTCAATATTTCGAAAAAAGCCGAGTATACGCTCTGGAACAACATGAATGAGTTTGTCGATGCTCTCGGCACTCGGGCTCATGACAGCGCACAGGAAGCTTTCAAGAAAGCAAGCACTGGCAAGGTGAGTTGGCAAGAGGCCAATGCTGAGCTTGAGCGTGTTGGTCTTCGCGGAGTCTATTCGGATAAGGAAGATTTCTTGGTGGCTCAGCGTGGAGCATCACGCAGTCTTGCCAAGGAGATTGTCTCCAAGGGCAATATGATCCTGGCCAACATTACGCTGCGACTGGATGCAGCTAATGCACTGGTCAACACCATCAGTGCCCCGATCACTCTGGGCATGGAACTCTCTTCGATCCGCAATAGCCTGAAGAAGGATCCTGAACTCCTGGCAGCTTTCAATGGCAGTCTAAAGCAAGCAGTTCCAGGTGGCGGTGAGATTCCAAGCACAATCAAATTGATTGGTGGAGCTATCAGGAACTTTTGGGGGCCTGAGAAGAAAGCGCTAATCAGCCGGTACCAGGACGAGATTGGTTCGATTCGCAGCGATGTGTCCAAGTATCATGACATGATGCAAGACATGTCGATGACTCCTGATCTTATTCCTGGCGAGTTTGCCAAGAAGATGGACAAGTGGTCAGAGTTCGGTGCCAAATGGACAGGCAATAACTGGGCGGAGCAATTCACTCGGTTCGTGGCCAGTGACGTGATGCGCCAGATTACGCAGCCTGTAGTGCAAGCTGGCAAGATGAGCGTGAAAGAGCAGAATGCTTTCATTGCCATCTTTGTCAATCGGACTCAAGGCAACTATATCTCCTCTCAACGTCCGATTGTTTTCCAGGGTGTGATTGGTGCGGCGTTGGGTCTCTTTCAGACCTATCAGTTCAATCTGATGCAGCAGGTATTTCGCCACATCGAGAATCGGGATGGCAAAACGCTGGCGCTGGCTGCTGGTTTGCAATCGACCATCTTCGGCATGAGTGGTTTGCCTGCCTTTGATGCGATCAACACGCATATCATTGGCAATGCCAACATCAACGAAGGTCATCGTGATATTTATAGCTCCGTCGCAGCTGCAGACAAAGAGTGGGGAGACTTTGCCATGTACGGCATGAGTGCATTTCCTCTCTTCTCTGACAAGGCTCCTGCTCTGTTTACTCGAGGCGACTTGAATCCTCGTCACGCGACAATTATCCCGACTAGCTTTAGTTCCCTGCCGATAGTGGAAGCTGCTACGCGAGTCAGCAAAGCAGTGTGGGGCATTGGTAATCAGGTGGCCAATGGGGGTGATTTCGGAACTGCGATGCTGCACGGCTTGGAACACAATGGAATCTCAAGGCCACTTGCAGGGCTAGCACAGGTAGTTCAGGGAGACAGAACGACGAGCAAAGGTAGCCTGGTCGCAGCTAACAGTGACCTAATTTCCATTGCCAGTGCAACTCGGCTTCTTGGTGCGCGACCTATGGACGAGACGGTTGCACTGAATCATAGGTTCAGAATGACTGCGTACAAGGCAGCGGACAGAGAAAGAATCGAAGCTCTTGGTACCGTAGTCAAGGAGAAGATTCGTGCTGGCTCGTTGGAGGAAGATGATGTGCTAGATTTTGCTGGCCGCTATGCAGCAGTGGGCGGCAAGCTGGATTCGTATGGATCTGCTATGCAACGCTGGATGAAGGATGCAAATTCGTCAGTGCTTAATACTGCAATGAGGGCGCAGAATTCAGTGCATGCACAGCGGTTGTTTGAAGTCATGGGCGGTGATCCATTGCCCGATTACACTGAGGGCACAGATCAATGAAGAAACCTTTTAAGCTATCGCTTCGCAGCGAACAACGACTGATTGGGGTTCATCCTGATCTGGTTCGAGTTGTTCGCAGGGCTCTCGAACTTAGCACTGTAGACTTTGCAGTGATCGAGGGATTGAGGACTAGGAAGCGGCAAGCTGAACTAGTCAAAGCTGGAGCCAGCTGGACAATGAACAGCCGGCACCTGACAGGGCATGCAGTTGACATTGCGCCGTTCATTGCTGGCGCTATTCGCTGGGATTGGCCGCCCTTCCACGAACTAGCTAGAGCCATGAAAGCAGCTGCAAAAGAGCTAGGCATTCCAATTGTCTGGGGCGGTGACTGGGTGTGGAGAAAACCCGGTGATGCACAGCCTGATGGCCCACACTTTGAATTGAACAGAAAGGAATATCCATGATGGATCCACTAACTCTTCTTGCAGCCCTAGGTCCTCTGGCAGTTGACTTAGGAAAATCGCTGATTGGCAGGTTTATATAAACTGATACCTACAAACCTACGAATGTAGACGAATACGCCAAAATGCGGCAGATTGACCTTGATCTGTTCAAGACAATGAATGACGCAGGAGGCTCAAATCCAACGTATTTTTGGGTTGAAGCTATTGTGCGCCTGCAACGGCCAGCTGTAGCTGTTATAGTACTCGGTACTTGGGCCACTCTCAAGCTAAATGGCCAATCTAGTGATTCCGTAGATAACTTTGCTGCAGCTGTTGGCTTTTATTTATTCGGTGATCGAACACTGTTTTACTCTCGTAAAAGTAAAAACTGACAGGCGTAAAAAAGCCCGCACTTGGCGGGCCTGTGAGTGGGGAAGCGAGTTACCCAGGGCCAGAAATGGCTCTGGGTTTTTTTACGTTCGGACAAGTTGGGCAGCGCCGAGAATCTTTCTTGTCTTCACAAGCAGGCACAGCAAGAGGCAAGTCATTGGAGTGAGTTGGGCCTCGAGGTTGCACATAAGCTATGCTCTTAGATCTGACAGTGCAAGAGAAGACTTGACCTAGATAGCCAGGGCTAGTTTTCACGACAAGCTTTGTCAATGTCTTCTTCGTCGCACTGCGCAACAGGGCTAGTCTTTTTTGTTGCTTCTATCTTTTGGTATTCCGTCCAAGCTTTTCCTGCTTCCTGCCCAGCTTGAGCCAGCCTCCAAGGCGCAACTGTATCGCTCTTGTCTGCTCGCTCTGTCGCTGCTTGATCCGAGTAGCCGTCGGGATAACGCAGCCTGAGCTTGGCTTCATTGGCTGCAATCAAGTCTAGCAGCGTACAGCCCAACAGATTGCACAGCATCTGGATGTAGAAGAGTGCATCACCTGCTTCTTCGACTAGGTTGGTCTGGGTTGACAGAGCTTCGCCAGCTTCTGTTGACATACCTGTTGACGCATGGTGCAGGTTCATCGTCAGGCTGCCCATAGGCTTCGAGCGAGATAGCACGAAAATGGCGTAGTTCTGAAGAACTTGTGGAGAGATTGAGAGAGGGAGAGAGTTGCTCATGGAAATTCTTTGCCTTTCAAATAGTTGTAGTCAATGTAGTTGACCTGTCGATTGATTGTCTTGGTCTGGGGTAGGTATCCCATTTGCCCTGATTTTCCTCCTGGAATTGGGGTGAGTTGAATTTGTCCTGCGTATTGAAGATTTGCAATGACCTGAGAAAGATCGGCTGGTTTGTCCAGATCGCTGCGAACAATGGCCCAGAGTTGCTGAGTGTCTAGTGGTTTCTTGGTAGAGAAAAGAGCCTGCATGATCTTGTTGGCAGCCTCGCTATTCTTGCTCTTTCCTAGCTCTCCCAAGGCTTTGGGCATCAGAGTCTCGGCATAAGCCAGCACTGTGTTGGCCCGGATCACATCAAGGGGTTGGATGGTTTGCGAGAGTCTAGCGCAAGCATACACAATGCAAAGCCGCAGCAGGTGGGTAAATCGCCTAGTTGAGTAATGCTTGAATCTTGTGTCTTCCAATTCGGGCCATGTTTTGTACATCATGTCCAGAATGTGCCTGGCTTCAGGATCAAGAATCATTGCTCCGTGCAGCTTAGCTTTGGCGGCTAGCATTTGGCGAAGTAAGTTCTCTTTCATCTGGACTGGCGGTTCTTCAGGGAATGTTATCTTCCTGCCAGTTCCTTCTCCATGAATCAGAATCAATCGTGACATGAATCCTTGGCCAACTGACGCAGGTGGAAAGCAGAGAGCAAAATTGCTTGGTGTGTTGCCTGCCAGGATTGAGACTGTAGGCTGACAGATTTCCAGGCTCTTTGAATTCTTCAGTCTATACTTGTAGCCCACATCAGTATTATCCCAATCCCACAGCTCACCAAGAATAGACTGAAACTCAAGATTGCCAGGGCCCATGAAATTGTTGAATTCGTCCGCGTTGATAAAAACTTCACGGGGTTCTCCACTACTGGTGTCAAGTAGAGAGATATCGTCGAGGGCGGCCTGCGGACTCGCATATGTTTTCTGTCCTTCATCTTCTTCTCCTGCTAGATCGAGTAGAAATTTCTCTTTGCTTGTGCGTTGTGCTGAGAATTGAGAGTATCCTGCGCTGCGAAGAATGTTCACGGCCATGTTGATGGCTGTAGTCTTGCGGCTGCCAGGATCCCCAACAAACATCACATACTGGGTTGGAAAGATTCTGCTGCTACCAAATGGAATCCAAACCTGCCTTCCCATCCAAGCTCCAAAGCAGGCAGTTATGGCCCAGCGATGGAAGATTGGCGGTGGTTCGGTATCCTTTCGATATGCAAAATAGAGATCGAACAGATCGGGCTGAGCCATGAACTGCCTTGGTCTTGGTTATTTGATTTCGCTCCAGCGGCGGGAAGGTTTCTTGCCAGTGGAAAGATCGCAGGGGATGAACAGAGTACGAACTACGTCATCACTGCCGCGAACCTGAACTCGCAAATCCATCAGCGCTTCGACTTCCATAGCTGCTTCAATGCTGCGATAGATGAATAGCAGCGAATCATGTATTTGCGCTTTAATGCGCACGCGGCCTTTAAGCGAGCCGTAAATCGTCTCTCTCCATATCTTGTACCATTCTTTGTTGATAATGGAGACCGATAAGTTTTGCGGCGCATGTGCCACAGCCGAATTGAGGTGTTGCTTGTTATCCCTCGGAGACCCATGAAAAAGTCTAACCCAGCCAAAAGGAGAAATGAGTTTCTTAGTGGTCTGTATCTGTTGGATGATCGACTCATACCAGCGGCCTTTGACGTGCGGATAAGTGGCATTGTATTTGTCCAGAAGGTATTGGCATGTAGCCTTCAAGGAGAAGATTTTTGGCAGCTTCAGTTGGATCTTAGCTTCCGCCACACGCTTCGGGCCCATTGTGTCAAGCATGACATTGGCGCCCATGTTGTAGTTGGCACCATGATTGGTCCGCTTTGAGAGATCACGAAGCGCTTTGTCAAGAGTCTTGCCAGTAGCTTCTTCGTAAATCTTTGCATAATCGACACCAAAGAACTTAGACGCATTCCAAGAGTGGTAATCGTGCGGAGACTCAACGAGCGCAATGAGTGCTTCGTCTCCTGACAGATAAGCGACACAGCGCGCTTCTGACTGCTTCTTATCAATCTCAGCGATGTACCATCCTTCAGGCGCAAGCACACACTGCTTGAATGAGTCATCGCGTGCGGGGATATTTTGAATCTGCCAACCACAGTCGAAAGCGGACTCCTTGGATGCGGCTCTGAGTGTGTCCGTTCCTCCCGGGTTAAGCGAATAGAATATTCTTCCGTGCCAGAGCTTGCTAGAATCAAAATAGGTACCGACTTGTTTTCTCTCAGCTTTGTAGTCATCCAAGAGTCCAAGCACAAAGGCATTGAGAGGATGACGGGCTTTTGCTTTGAGTGCAGGAATCTTTCCGGTTCCTTCGAGGTCTCCGCACCCAAGGAGTTTGAAGAGATTGGCATTCTGCTGCGAACTCCCAGGGTTGTAGAGAGGTTCGGACAAAAGGAATTGAATGCGGCTTCTGAGTCCGTCAACTTCTCGTTGCTTGATCGTGGCAAGCTGTTCAAATCTGGGCACATCACAATCTAATCCTTCCAGCGCAACAGTTAAGCAAGGGAAGACCAGAGGGAATTCATGGTCAGTGTAATTGGATTGAGCCCAGCTTGGGGCTTCCTGTAGAATGCCTAGTAGAGCGTTGATAGTAGCCCAGCCATCAAGAGCACAATACCTGTGAAGATCATACTCCGAGCCACCGGCACCATCATCTTTCCAGTAGCGAATGTCACGAACTGCAAATGCAGTAACGAAATCCAGGCGCTTCGGTAGTTCAGAAAGCCAAGAATGGAAAAGATGGAATGTATCAAACAACCAATTGTGAACAGGAGCGCCCCAGCGCATGAAATAAGTGTTGTCAAAGAGCCCATTCTGGAAGACCTTTCGAGAGGCGCTTGCATTGGCACGACGGATAAACTCCCAGTGCCATTGCTCCGTGAAGGGAATTACGAAGCTGAATGTCTCATGAGTTGCAGCGTTATAAACAGTATAAGACACGCAACGAATAGTGCGTAGGTCATTCTGCGGCCACGGGGTTTCAATGTCGATGGCACAGAGCGTTGCATTCTCGATCTGCGATAGAATGTCATCTTGATTCTCCTGGGTTACGGGTTGCCATTGAAAATGTGTCTGAGGAAACCAAAGGGCTTTCTGAGTTAGCTTCGAGACATAGCGATTGAGAACGAAGCGCTCATAAGGAACAGTTAGCAATCGCTCTAATGGATTGCAAACCACAACCTCACGCTTGCTTCGCAGCCGTAACAAGCTACCCGCGTAGTCATCGAGGGTGAGTTGCTTCTTACCTTTCGGTGGCAGGAAATCTGGTGTGTCTCGCAGTATCGCTTCCATAGCGACTTGCTGCGTGCAGACAACTGCTTCGATTTTGTGCTTTTCACAGACAGCATCCAGAGTTACAGGATTGACATAGCGCTGTGTGGTCTTGACAACCTGATGGCCGAGCAGCGCAGGCAATCGCTGGAAACGATCAAGGAATGCTTCGTCTGTAGAGTCACAGAGAAGGAGGATTTTCATTTGGCATGGGCTTGATAGTCTTGCAGGATCTTGCCCTCAGTCACCATGTCTCCGAACTCTTTGATCTGAGCAGGTGCATTATCCCAAGTGCCAAGTGCGCGATTGACAAGACGTTGAAAGAGTGCAATGTCTTCGTCGCCAACAATGCGAACAGTGGCTACTCGCTCCTGGCCGAGAGATTGAACTGGGGCGCGATAGATGATTGTCATGAGAATCCTTTGCTGCGTTATGTTTTGTCTTAGACTCAGAACCAACCGTCCTAAGCCTAAGAAAAAACATCCGAAAGTTAGTTCCGCATCATGCTTTTAGCACCGTGTCTGCGTCGCAATGACGTGGCGTGTGCGCTGATCGAACTAACTTTCGGATGAAAGTACCCAAGGAGGGTACTAGAGCAAACAAAAATCCTTGTTGATTACTGGAGAGACAAGTTCTTCACCACCGGATAGAACTTTTCTTTGTCTTCCTTGTCCTGACGGCGAGTCACCGTGGCAGTCACGATGCAAGAAGCAATCACGTCGCGAACCAGTATCATCAGATTGCCTTGGCCTTGCTTCTCGGCAACATCCAGCAGAAGCTCTTTCAGCTTGCCCTTGCCAAGACGCTCAGCTTCGAGCTTCTTCTCTGGATCAGAGTGACCGCTGACAATGGTGTAGATGTTAGAGAACTTAGAACCAACAACTGGCTCAGGGTCGCCCTCATTGTCCATCTTGACAGTCTCGAGAATCTCGAAGGCAGTCTCAACGCACCAGGATTCTTTGACCTTCTTCATGGCAGTTGTCAGCTTCATGACATAGTTGCCGGGGAAAGGAGTCTCGAATCCTGGCAGTGTTTCAATATCATCCAGGCCGATATCAAGCAGTGACAGGTCGAAATCTTTGTTGTCGGTAGACATGAGAATAATCCTTTAGGTTATGGATTGGATAAATGAATGAATGAAAAGACAGGCTAGGTTCCGTACTAGCTAACTGACGATCAGACCGCAAAGGGTCTAGATTGGTTAGTCAAAAAGCTCCAATAGCGTTACTTGCTCTCCCTTCTTGGCGGTGAGCTTCTTACCTGATCTGGTTCCAATAACTGTGCGACTCTTATCTCCTGCCGAGACAGCAGCTTTGTATTCGCCGCCAACAATCTCAGTATACACCACGTCGTCAAAGTAACGAGCAAAATCACTACTCTTGTTTCGAGTACCCCCCACAGGGGCGATCTTCTTGGTTCCATCTTCAAGCTCCGTTAAAATTTCATGCGACATAATGACAATGTTCTGCCTGGCTACCTGGATGGTAGATCCAAAGCGATCACTTATCGCGCCATGCTTTGCCCAGTCAGAGAAATCAGACTTTATGTCATCCCATTTGTCATCCTTGAGTGCAGCCTTGTGAATCCAATTGTTAACTGAGTCCATCAGCTGCGTGTAATGGTCAATAACAACAATGTCTTTCTTCACATCGAGAGTGTCAAGATTGAACAGCGACCAAGCACCATCCACCTTGCAATCTTTCTCTGCGCAATCCACTATGCCGTGCTTGTGACAAATCTTGCAAGGTCCGCCCTTCAGAACCTTGAGCATGGTTTGCACGGCTACAGGGAAGCGCTGTGAGTCGGGAATGTTAAAGAGTTCGATATTGTCTAGATACGGACGAGCATAGGAATCAGGGCGAAACAGAGTTTTGATGCCATCATCCAGGTTGAACCACCAGAGCTTGTACTTTTTAGCCAGTGTGCCAACAAGCTCAGTCTTGCCTGTCTTGGGGCCGCCATAGATAATGACATGACGGGCTGCTGATTGTGCGTAGTCAGAAGCTTTCACAGCAGCATTCCTTGTCCTCGGATCTCAGCGCGCACAGCTTCCCGGCGAGGTATGTCTTCACCATACGAGCCAATAGCCCGCAGTTTACAGACAATGTCTACCAAGCCTTCGGTTAGAATCACCGTGACTGTGCTAGTTACCGTCCGTTGCAGCTCAACCGCTAGAGTTTGCGTGAGCGCTTCTTTGTCCATGCCTGCTATTGCTTTCTTGACAGCCTCAGCAAGGACAGTGCTGGCCACTTCATCCGTGATGATTTTGGCAACAGCTTGTTGCATAGGGTAAGTGCCAAAAGCAGCGGACACAGCCTTGGTGGCAGTCTCGTTAACAGTCTTGGCTATCGCATCGGAATCAAGATTGATCTGCATGATTATTTCTCGCTTTCAGTGGGAAGTTTTGGTTGGGGTGTTCTGATGTTGTAAGCATCAATGAAGAATTCGTCTGTGATCTGCCGCATGATTGCTAGCTCTCGTTGGGCCGATGCAGCTGAAGCAGAGAGATAAGCATCAACATGCCGGATAGCTTGTGGACATTCTCTCATATCAGACAGAATCTCTGCTTGCAATTGCGTGAGCGCACCTGAGACAAAAGCGAAGCGACCGAGCAGCATGTTGCGGCGTCGAGCCCTTGCTTGTTGCGGACTTATCCTGCGGCCTAGTTTGTCACGGAGTGGAATAGCTATGCTCACGATTCTTGCACCTTACCTTTCTTCCTGCTTTGCAGTTTGTCAATAACCTCTTGCAGATCAATCACGTAGTCCGGTTGCTCTGCTTCTCGGCTGTCTTCCAATGCTGGCAGCTTTTGCTCTGCCGTCAGATTGCAAGTGCCGTAGAATTCGCAGCGACGAAAAAAATCATAGCAGGCTGCTCCCCGCTTAGGGAAGAAACCAACGCTATGATAGGTTGAGATTAGATCATGAGTGAACAGCAGGTCTTTGACCCACTCGGCTTGCTCATGAATTGTCTTGGTAAACATCAGCGGAACCCACTCTCGTTCGCCGCTCTGATAGACAAGATACATCACTTCGTACTCAAGGATTTCTTCAGGTAGGCAAGTCTCCAGCATGATTGCGTAGCTGAGAGCTTGAGAGGAATTGGAATAGATTGCTTCCTCGGCGCTGGACATTCCAGTGGTCTTGCAATCCACCACCATGATCTTCTTGCTCCGCTTGTTGCGCAGTGCAATATCCATGTGGCCATAGTGCTTGAAGCCATTGCCGCAGTGGAAAGAGAAAGATACTTCGATGGCAGGCTTGCCAGTTGGCAGGACCAACAATTCCCAGTCAGCCAATTGCTCAGGCAGCACAGTGCTAGCAAACATTTCCACTGCGATCATTGCGCCCCAGAGATTCTTTTTCTTCTTTGGAATCTCGGCGAAGAAATCAATGCGCCATGCCATCATAGCACTGAGTAGTGCATGATCCAGCTTGCCATAGGCTAGGAAGTTTTGGATGCCAGCACCAACTGCATGGCCAAATGCGAAGTCTACATTCTCGCTTTGGTGCGCTGATTGTGCAGGCTGAAATGCAGCACGCTCCTTGCCAAGTTGGAACTTGCGAGGACACCTATAGAATGTTTCTAGTTGGGAGAAGGAAGTCACATTCCAATGGCGAAGAATTTCACCATAGGCTTTCTGTGCGGTGGCTTCGTGCGTTGACAGTGAAGCAGAAGTCTGTACTGTTTCCTGTTCTAGCAGCGCCATTGCAGCGTCGATATCAAATGAGTTGCTCATGAGAGTTTCGCAGCCCAAATACAGAACACCGCAGTAGCGTTGCTAAGCAGCAGCGCAAATACATTGCGGAAATCACCGTCTAGTGCAAACAGAGCATAGACATGAGCTGCCGCACTGAGCAGGCAGATAACACCTAAGAACCTGAGAACTAGTTTAAAGGATTTGCTCATAGTGTGTAGTATTTTCTCAAGAGATAGATTGCATAGTCCCAGTCAGCTTGCGTATCCATCGGACCACGAACATCGAGAGTCCGCAGACAATCTTCGAGGTTCTGCACGCGCTTGCAATGCACAATTGCGTACTGAACAAACGAGAGATACCCGGGATTCAATTGCCGCCGCAGAGATACAAACTCAAGCTGAGCCAAAGGCCACACTGGCGCTTGATGCTCTTCGTTGCGGCATTGCCAACAGAATGACCAGACGAAGAAAGAGATTTTGAGCTTTCGCCAATCTTTCATAAGTCATCCGCTGTGACTTTGCCTTTGCCTCTGGTTTTGCTAGCCTCAGCTATGAGTTGGATGGCTTGATATTTCTTCATGCCTGCCATCAAGGTTCTGATCTTCTCGTCAGGCAGAATGTGAATGAGTTCTTCGTAGCCGAGCAGAGTCTTGTGTACTTCTTGGCAGTGAATTGGCAAGAGTGGGTCTGCTACCTTGAGACTCGATTCGATGGCATCTAGTCGCTTTAGGACTGCATCCTTAGCGAGAAGAAGCTCCGGCGAGAGAGTTTGTTCGGAGGGATTGCTCATTGATCTGCGCCCCAATATTTGCCCGTGTCAGGGTTGGTGTGCCAGCCTGTAGGTACTTCTGATATGGCTTCGCCGATGGTCAAAGGCAAGCCTGTTTCCATGTTCCAGACCATTAGCGTCTTGCTGCACTCTTTTGCGTGTTCTTCATCATTGGTGCCGTACAGGTCGTAGTCTTCTGTAACAGCTAAGAATTTCCATTTCATGATTTGCTCTCTTTCCTTGGTTTAGAAAATGGGTATGCCCTTGATGCCTTTCACACCTACGTTTTCAACGCCCAAATTTCTCCGGGACTTACACGCTTCCAGGCCGCTGATCAGTGCAATGGGCTTACGCCTCTTTTCTTTCTTGCTGCATCCAGGATTTCCTTGCAGATTCCATCAACCGATTCACTATCGAATTGAATCATCAAGTCAAAGAATCCGTTGCACATGCCTACAAACTTGGCAGCATCAAAGACCATAGCATAGGCAGGTGACAAGCCTACATCCAGGTTCACTTCGATGAAGAATTCTTGCCAGTTCTCTTCAAGCTCGCGACGCAATGCATTAAAGCTCTCAGGAAATAGATAGATCTTCTTGTCAAAGTTGGCATTGTCTGCAACCCTGCTGTGCCGTTGATTCTCAGGCAGCCAGATATCAGACCCTGCTTTGCTAAGGTCATCACTCTGCTTTGCGTAGAGTTTCTCCTGGCGGTGTCTTGCTTCTTCGTCTTCTTGCTTAATGGCCCTGTCGAGTGCTGACAAGAGCATGTTCTTTCTGACTCGGGGATCAGTCACAGGAAATCTCCATTGTATGCTAGGTGGAAAGTAATTTTTGTAAAATTTCCCTCAACCTTTTCCAGGGTGTAGGTCAGTTTACCGTAGCGTGGCATATCTAGATTCTTGCGCGCCACGTTGGCAATTGTTTTTTCTTTCTTGACCGCTTGCAAAACGGTTGGCACAAACGAAGTCGAGCAGCGCACACTGACTGGTGTGTCTGCATCTGCCTTGGAAATCTCTAGCCAAAGACTCTGATATTGCCTCAGGGATTTTCCGGCTTTGGGTCTTCGATTATTTGCCATTTGTTTAGATTTGCCTTGTTGGCTGGTTCGCCAAGCCAGAATCGACCGCGTGAAGTCTTAGCATCCCAACGTGCAATGACTGATTGCGAAGTCATATCAAGAGCCACTGAGAATGTGTTCTTCTTACAGAGCGCAGTGCGAAGAGTCTCGAATTGAGTCTTGGCTGCGAATTGCAGCGTGAGGGTTTCACCTGCAAAGAGCCGATTATAAATCTCTTGGACTGAAGAGCCCGTGCTCATGGTTTGCTCTCTTTCGTTGTCTTTTTCTATCTATAATCAGGGTTGCATTGACCGCGCACACCACATACGCGTTTTATGCTTTGACTTGGCACAGGAGTGATGCCAGTTACCATTCAATGCAACTCTGATTAGAGACAGGTGGGCCTTTTATACTCTTGCCCAGGAGTCGATTGGCCTCTAGATAACTACCGGCACTGCCAAGTTACTAGGCTATAGCCAATCTTA